TTTCGCATCCTTAGCGTAAGATTCCTTTACGGTGTAACGGGTTCTCTTTCCAAATATTCCCTTCTCTGACATAAACTAACCCCTAACAATTCTTTCAACTTCGTCCAGGTAAGCCGCATCACGTTGCTTATCAGCATCCCTGTCACGCATGTTCTCTGCAACGGACTTGCCTATTTCCGCAGCAAGTACCTGAATTTCTTCTTTTGTCAACGACATCCTGTTGAACATCTGTATTTCATTCAATGCAGGAGTGATATCCCGTTCAGCCCTGGCCTCCATATCCATTCGAGCGTCCAATACCTGAGGCTCTTCTTCAATGGAAGTCGCTCGATTCGTTTCCTCGTCGAACTGAACATTCTTATCGGCAGCTGCCTGGTCGAGACGTTTACTGTCCTCAGGAGCGACCTGTTCTTCGTGAGATTCCAACGGGGTTTCATCCTGGTTGTTCATGGCATCGGTCGCACCCGAAATATCGTTTGCCAGCTCTGTTATGGAATCTGACAGTGAAGGCTCGGTGTCTTCATTATTGACGGCATCCTGCTTCTTCATTGATTCAATCACTTCCATTTCGTTTTGCTTGGCCGTATCGACAAGCTCACGGATACTGTTCAAGCTATCCTCGGCGAGTTCGACAGATTGTTTTTCAGGTTCAGTTTCCTCTGGAACCTTCATTGGCTGCGGTTCGTTGACATCCGTATTTGCTAACGACTCACCCAACTCGTCCAGCATATTGTCAATGCTGTCGTTGATTTTACCCAAGTTCTCGTTTACTTCGGCAACCGCAGTTTCGGTTACGGACGGAACATCGTTGGGTTCAACATCGGGTTGAGGTACATCGACATCATCTGGTTCGGTCAATTTCTGGCCAATATCGTTAAGCAATGAGTTCTGTTCTGTCTGGGCCGACGCAATATCCCCAAGCAAGGTTTCCTCCTTGCTAGGTTCATCGGGAGTGGTATCCACATTGGCCTCATTTTCCTCGGTATCGGTCAGCTTCTGACCAATGTCGTTCAACAGCACATTCTGTTCCGTCTGGGCAGAAACAATGTCTTTAAGCAGGGTTTCCTCTGGACTCGGCTCATCGGGCTTGTCTTCAGGGGACGGCTCGTCAAGGTTGACATCGGTAAGTTTCTGACCAATGTCGGAAAGCAAAGAGTTCTGTTCCGTCTGTGCTGACACGATGTCGTTAAGCAAGGTTTCCTCCTTGCTCGGGGCATCGGCTTCACGCTCGACCTTGTCAGGTTCCGTATCCATCTCAGGAAGTTGGACATCGACCTTGACTTCGACGGGCTTTACATCTTCCTTGACGACGTCGGTGTTTTCGTCCACCTTTTCGTCGTCCTTTTCTTCGACCTCTTTCAGGGCCATATCGTTGAACATGGCCTCATCCCGTTTCACGTCAGCTTTAAGGGCTTCACCCTGGATTTCCAGAATACGGTCCAAGTCATTCTGAATTTTTGCGAAATGCTCCGCCTGTTTCTCAGATTCGGCATTTTGCTCTTGATTCGCTTCTTTCTTTCGGAAGGCGTCCCTGACCTCGTTAAGGGACTCTGCAATATCGCTATTGTCGATAGCGCTACCGAACTGTTCAACCAGCTTGTCATTCATGTTCTTTGCATTTGCCGACTGCTGTTCAAGAAAGTCCTTCATCGTCTGTTCTTTAGGCAATGCGGCGAGGGCGTCAGCGATAGACTTGACGCTTTCGTTGGTCTGAGCCGTATTTCCAGCCTGATTAGACGTTGCAGTCGTTGTATTTTGCGTTGTAGAGGCCATAATGCACCTGTCGATTCAATGATAGTTTATAATGCCGCCACGATTTTTGACCAATTATAAACTATTATCGAAACAAGCGGCATACCAACAAATGGCAAAGTGTATTACAGAAGTAATTTCGCCCAGACAGGAAACTTCGGCGACACAATCGGATTCGACCATCCTGAGCAGCTTTACCGAAGCTGTCGAGAAGACCGCCAATTCGATTAACGATGTCACGAGCAAGCTGGAAGCCACCAACTGTACGAAGGTGGTCTTTGACTGGTGCAGGGATACCATGGGCATAAATGCCTATGCCGCAGTGGGCATGTTGTCCAACCTGAACAAGAGTTTCACCGCATACAACAGTTTCAACTTCCCTGTCAGTATTGACGGGGCGCTCACGTTGAGCAAGAGCCTCTGTCAGACGATAGGTACGTGGATTGCATGGATTCAGGCGACAATCGACATCGCAACGAAGGCGGCGTTCGTCCTGTTCGCAAAGATTGATGCCGCCCGTCTCCGTCTGGAAGAAGCATTGCTTAGATTCAATGCCGCCGTATTCAAGTGTATTACGGACGTGCTTTCCGACCTAAAGATGTCAGCAAGTCTGGAAGTAGGTGCTGGTGTAAGCGTCACCCTCGACTTCAAGTGGGAAGAGCTGTACCAAATCATGGTTGACTGCCCGTGCTTCTGCCGTGCAATCGCATGCGTGACGGGCTGCAACAGGGATGCGGACGGAAACGACATGTCCAGAGACCCCGACTTCGTTATCGAGTGTCTCAAAGAAAAGTTCCCGCTGAGTCTCGGCATCGGTGCTGGCCTCGGTGGAGCCCTCTCGGGTTCTCTTAACGACCTGCTTTACGATTTCCTGCTGAAACTCTACAACAGCATCAAGGCAGCCATCGAGATGACGTTCGAGATGCTCATGAAGCCTCTCAGGGCCCTCATCAAGGCTTATGCCGACCTGTTGACCCAGAAGTTCGATGTAAGCGGGTTCATCAAGATGGTGGGCAACTTCGAGTGCTTCTTCATCTACACCCTTGAATGGAAGAACAACAGAGAGTTCTACGGAATGTCGATTATCGACATGATTAACACGTTCAAGAGCTGGACGGTCTGTTTCAGCCATCTTTGCCCAGGCCTCATGAAGGACATCGAGGCGAAGATTAAGGAGATTAACGAAAACCTCCGCCTAAACGACGTGTTCTGGCAGGGAGCGTTCGAGGCAGACCTGTACGACCTGTGCATCGCCGCAAAGCTCGGCTACAAGTCCTTTTCCGAATACGAGTTCCGTAAGATTTACCGTGACAACCCCAAGACCCAGTTCGATTCCCTACTTTCGCAACTTGAAGCGACTGGAATAAAGAAAATATGCCGAGACCACAAGAGGTCTAGTTCAGCGAACACGCCGACAAGCAAGGTAGAGGAAGCCATCCAGTTCAGGACGGCACCAGACAGGGAGAACGAGGTAAACGTAGGCGAAAAGCCGATATCCAGCTCCGAACAGAAGAAGTGCGTATCCATCGCCCACAACTTGGTCGATAAGACAGTGAGCCCGTACTTCACGGAGAAGTTCTATCAGCTCCTCAGGCTGCTCGGCGACTACGAGTTGAGTTCAGATACGGTCGACGACCTGACGGAGATACTTGACAACTGCAGCAAGAAGGTATATCCTGTAAACATGAACAGACCGTTTACTCCGTTCCCGTCAAACCAGTCGGCAAGGCCAGAAATTGAGGTCTATCCTGTCGATATCGAGGTGACTTACGAACTTGTGGACGACTACAACGAAGATACAATTAAATCAATTCTAGGCAAGTATGCCGAATAGGGGGAGAAATGATTTACGGAACAAAGACGAAGCACGCTCGTTACAAGTTGCTGCATCCAGAAAAGTACATGGAAAACCTTGCCGCACCCATCTGCAAGTCATCTTGGGAGGAGCGTATTTTCCAGGCAATGGACCAGAACAACTACGTTCTGAAATGGGGTTATGAACCCGATTTCGAAATCTACTATATGTCGCCGAAGCTGCACAAGATGAGCAAGTACTTCCCCGACATCTACTGCGAATGCAAGTCAGATAAGGATAGCAAGGTAAACAAGTTCCTAATCGAAATCAAGCCAGAGAAGTTCTCCATCATGCCGAAACCACCGAAGGCATTGACCGAGGGTGCTAACCCGAAGAAGGTACGTGCCCATCAGAAGAAGATGGCCCGCTATTACATGCAGTGCGAGGAAGTGATGGTAAACCAGGCAAAATGGGCGGCAGCACGAAACTGGTGCGCCAACCGAGGCGTAAACTGGATTGTCCTGACAGAGGAAAACGTGTGCGGCCTGTTTGATAGAGGCGCACATACATAGATAGCAAAAGGGCTGCCCCGAAGGACAGCCCTTTCAGTCACTCCAACAACCCTAGAAAAAATACACCAAAAGCACAGCAAGAGATACCAGGATTACGACCCAGGCTAAAATCTTGTCGGTTTCTGGCGTATACTTCATCATGCTTCTTCCTTAGACAAATCGTCAGTTTCGTCATTATCGGAGAGCGTTTCAATGGAAACGGAATACATGACAAAGCCCGATGCTTTCTTTTTCTTCTTCTTTTCAGAACCGTCGATACCAAGGAGAGCATCGGTCTGTTCCATGATGGCGGTGTCAACTGGGGAGGGTTCGTCATCTTCGCCTCCCTCCTCTTCAGCAGGTTCAGTTTCCTTGACTTTGAGGTAGGAAGACCAGAACTTTGTATCATCCTCGCACGGGTCCTTTTCGAAGTTGAAAGTGTATTCGGCGATATCACCCAATTCCTTGTCGACTTTCTTCTTTACAGCGAGAGAGACAAGGTAAGCATCGTAAGTGAATGCGCCGAAGACGAGTTTCACACGGAGAGGGTCATCGAGGTCATACTTAGTGTTTCCGTAACCCTTGCTTGATGTGAACCGCTTTGCATTCGCAAATGCGGAATCAAGTTCGTCAGTGCCATAGAAAAGATGCTTGTCAGCACCAGACTCGATAGCCTTGACAGAAAGCTTGACATAAGGCACATTGTCCTTTGTCGCAGGACTGTATGCACTAAGATAACCGCTAAATTCCTTCTTCATGTAACATCCTCCTTAAACAGGCTGCTTGCGGGGACGACCACGGCGACGCTTTTCCTGCACGGGAGCATCACTCTTGCGGGGACGGCCACGCTTCCTGGGAGCAACGGAAGACTTCGCGCTAGAAGCCTTGGCCGGACGACCACGCTTCGTT